TGGGGGGCTTGGGGTTTGTTGGTGTCGGGGCCGTATTCACTCAGAATCGGTCGGCTCATCTTTGCTCTCCTGATGTTTGACTTCACTAGCTAGCTTAGCGTGCTGGTCTAGCTCGGCTAGCGCAGCATTAGTCAACGCGGCTAACTTTGGGTGGTCTTTTGCCTTTTCGACAATATGCAAAAGCAAGCCGATGTGATTCCAGTCCATTAGCGTCTCCCTTGACTGCCTGAGTGGTGAACGGTCCGCCCATCGTCCTTCGGTGCTGAGAAGCCACGACCGGCGTGCATTGACTCCTGCGGGTCGAGCTTCTTGCCGGATTCGGTCGCGTGGTTGCCTAGTGCCTCGCCGATTTGGCTAACCCCAGCGGGGTTGATGGCCATCGGGCGTGGTTCGGTCTTGCGACCAGAGTTGCTGTTGTGTCCTGATCCTTGTTTCATGCTGACTCCTTTGGTGGGTAAAGCAAGCGGGTATGATCCCAACGGTTCTCGGGATCAGCCGCCATCTCTTGGCGGACCTTCTCGAACTGCCCGCCGTCGGTGTGGAGCTTCTTCAACAACTGGCGAAACCGATCATCGCACCGCTCCGCCTCGCGCTTGTGATGCTCGGGGACTTGGTGGCCGAGGTCCTCGTACATGTACTTGATGTCCTGGAGGTCATGCATGTAGTTCATGAACCGGCGCATGTACTCGGGGATTTCGGACTCGGCCTCGCGCATGAACTGAACGAGGGTGGTTAGAAGCTCCCGTTGGGTTTTCAGTTCCCGCGCGATGCGATCGAAGGTGGCTTTGAGTTCTTCGTCACTTATCATTGGGTTTCTTTTTCTTTCTCAAGATTCCAGTCTTCGCATCGGCTTGGTTGAATTCCTTCGCCACCGCAAGCGGTACTCCGGTTCGTTGCGCAGCGCCTGGATCATGAGCGACCATTGCCATGAGTCGCGCTTGCTTCTTTGAGCTACTTGGCATTCTTCTTCTCCGGTTCGTATTTGGCTTTTAGATCAGCGATCTCCTTTTGGAGTTCAAAGATTGTCTTCTCTCGCCGTTCGAGTTCCTGTGCCCAGCCGTTGATGACGTTGTCGATTTGGATCGCGATTTGCGATGGGGTCTGCGTAGGTTCGGCGAAGGCGGGGGTTGCCAGCAAGCTAAGAAGAACCAAAGCCGATTTCATATTCCCTCCCTATGGCGCGTTCGATGTGAATATTGGCACCCAGTACGCAGTGGTGCCGAGGTAAATCTTAATAAAGCCAGCGCTGTTAGCGTTGTTGGTGCTGGACATCTTGATCGTGCCGGTGCCGGAACTTGGTGTGCCGCCAGAGACATTGGTGTAGCTCACGGTGTTGGCGGCACCGCCGGGGTCAGCTGAGGCGATTAGCCCTGCGCCCTCGACGCTGCCTAGAGCGGAGAGCGCCGTCGCGGACCAAGTTCCGAAGGTCGTACCGCCATTGTTGCCGCCGACGAAGGCGAATTGATCTGTCGTGCCATTGCCGGTGGTGGTCTTAAAGGTCGATTGGGTGCCGGTGGTTCCGCTTCCGCCGATGATGAGTGAAGCGGTGACGGAGGTGGTAGCGGACAGGCTTGCGCAGGTGAGGATTGTCGTGCCAGTGTTGATAACACAGACATTGGTACCAGCGCTGTTTTCGATTGTTAAATCTTGGCCAGAGCCCTGTCCAGTGATTACCCCGCCTGCGGTGGTGGAGGCGCCGAGGGAGAGTTGGCCGTTGCCGCTAACTGCAACCGCAGCGTTAGTGAGCATCGCGCCGGTAGCAGGAGCAGAACCGCCAACTCCAAGGCCGGTAACGCCAAGCCCGCCACCGTCATTGAGCGACATGCGGGTGTTCCAGCCACCGCCGTTTAGGTTCTGCTGCCAGAGGAACTGCGAAGCGCCAGCGTTAGAGGTGGTGTTGACGTATTGCTTCCAGAACACCGCAGCGTCGGAGCCGGAATTATACTTCCCTTCCCAAAGGATCGCGTGGCTATCACGGTGGCCTGCGGAGCCAATGCTCGCGATGTCGAGGGCAATGGCGTTGTAAGGAGTGGTGGCAGTTACACCAAAGGCGACAGTGCCGAGTTGGGAATCTGCGCCCCCGTTGGTGGTGTTGAACCGCATGAACTCGGTAGTGACGAAGGTACTTGGGGGGTTCTCCACCGCGTTCTGGAAGATAAACGGTCCCATCGCGCCGGTTGCAGTGGTGCCACCGTATTCACCGAATAACCCAGCTTCGTAGCTATTGCTGGAGCCGAGAGTTGTAAATGACCATCGACCGTAGTTCCCGCCGAAGGCTTGGAGGTTAGTGGATTGGATGACGAATTCGGTTATGGTTCCGGTAGTGAGGGTGCCAGAGCCGGGGTTGAGGTGGAGGGAAGTTGTTTGGCTATTGCCTTGGCCTTGGAACTGGATGACGTTACTGGAAGTGTTACTGATATTGATTTCACCGGTTCCGATAAAGTTAATCGGATCGGTGATGTTGACATTGCCAGCGAGGATATTGATCGCCGCAGAATCAGCAAGCTGGCTCCCGCTGGTGTTGTTCCAGATCGCAACATCGCCAACGGTCGAAGACCCCGGGCCGACGATGCTAGTTGAAGCGGAGAATGCCTTTGGCGGAGCGGGCGAGCCAGAGAGGTTCCCGCAGAGGGTATTAGCCGGGAACACCCCGTTGCATTGCGCCGAGGCGGCGGTAGCGAGGAGGGAGAAGGCAAGGGAGAGAAGAAGCTTCCTCATGGCGATATGGTTGCCCATCCCTTTTGTTCGTTGCTTGGGGAGAGAGTGTAGCCGCCGTAGTTGACAGCGATTTGGATCGAGGCTAGGCCGAGGATATTCTCGGTGTTAGAGGCGGGTTCGATAGTGATTGGAAAGGCCCCAGCGTTGCCGCCGATATCGACGATGGTGATGGGCTTCTTCGCGTAGAGTCCGGGCTGCGCGCCAGCAGGGACGGAAGGATTGATAGCGGAGGGAAGGATGATAGTGACCGCGCCAGCGACGTTGACTTGGACTAAGGTGGTGTCCGCAGCGAGGGTGTAGGTGCCCGCGGCGGTAATGGTTGGAATAGGATTAAGCCCAGGAAGCTGCACCCAACCCACGCTTGGACCGAGGTAAGTCCGCACCCACTGACGAGAGGTCCCACCTTGATCCAAGTCGGTCTGCGAAGGCATTAGACTAGCTTTCGGCGATCGGGCGGGGCCTTCGACGAAGCCAGCATTGCAAGGATTTCGGTCTGCTGCTTCATCATCATCTGCATTCCCTGCATGAACTCGGTCATGCCAGGGACAGCCGTCCCTTCGGCCTTGCTATTGCGCAGCTCGGTCATCTGGTCGATAAGGCCAGACATGAGTTGGTTCGAGTAGGATTGGTTTTGGGACTCGGGGTCGATCCCGGTAGTCGGCGCCCAATTTCCTTTTGAGTATTTCTCGGTAAGGGCTCTTGCCTCGTCATCGAGGGGATACATGCCGGGGGTTGGAGTGCCAATGAAGACGACATCCCTCGGCTTCGGATCGGCGCCGTTGCAGACGATAATGACAGGGTCGCCTTGAAGGCCAAGTTCTGGATCGGTCTGGCCATAGGCTTTGAGGTCGTCGAGGTTCTGGGGATCGAGGTAGAGCGGGACGGGGAACTGCGTCCGCTTCGGCCGGCCAGTGATGCGGTCGATCTCGGAGTATTCCCACTTCGTTCCCTCAACTTTGAGGTAGTGCGCTTCGGTTAACTTCCATCGAGCCATTTGGTCTTTCTCCCTGTTATTGGTGTCCTGCGATACCTTGCCAAAAGATTTGCGAACGCTGCCAGGGATTGACCGTGCCAGTATAGAAACGCAAATCGTCTGCCGATCCTACCGGGCCGTCAATTGCACCATTGCATGTTGATGCTCCTAAATGCCCGCTGGCCGCTGTCGATCCGCCAACATTGCCGATTGTGGTCGCGGTGCCCGATGGGCTGCCAAGCTGCGCCTCGGCACCATTGCCGAACGAAGCCATGATGGTTTGCGAACTGGCAAAACGATAGGTGACAAACTGCCAACTTCCGGTCGGTAGCGTGGCCGATGATTTAGCCTCATAGAAATGCGTCGAAGTCGAACCGGCTCCATCGCCATATTGACCGACGAGATGGCCATTGTTGTCGATTTCAACGGCAATACCTCCGCAGTTTCCGGTCGAATTGGTGATCAGGACATTGGAGAAGTTTGCATCGTAAGCGCTGATATTGAGCCAGAACGTGACCGTGATCGGAAATGATGTCGGCTGGATCGAGGAAGGCGTGCCATAGTTGATGTTCGAGCTTGCGGCCGTGAATTGCAGAGCCTGTGCAATCTGCCCGGTAGTCTCGCTCGATGCACAGTTGAACCCGGTTCCCGACATGGTGCCGTTGGCGCTGTTGCCGGAACTATCGTTGGTCGTCGTGCCCGAGCATTGCGCGGTATCGAAGGTCCAATAACCGCCGAGTGTGGCAATTGAAGCTGGCGTTTGATAGGGCGCGCTGATCGGCGTCGCGCCGCCGTAAATCCACAATGCCGACGTGCCGTAGAGCGAATTATTGCCGCCCGACGCAGTGAGTGACGGTTGCTCAGCGAATAAGACTTGCGCCGCGCTGACCGCACCAAAGATCGGCGAAAAGGAGCTGATCGGCCACGCCTGCGCCGACACCAGCTTGGTCGCACTCGACCAGCTTCCGCCAATAGGAAGGGTTGCGTAAGTCGCGTCCTCCAGCGTGCTGTTCTGTTGGCCCCAATAGGCAGCAATGCCGGTTGCGGTTGGTATAACGATTGGAGTCTGAAAGAAATACTCCAGCACCGCTGAGCCGGCGACCTGCACGCCCGGCGACCAAGCGGCGCCGGTCCAATGCGTCTCGTAGAGCGTGTACGTTCCGGCCGATGTCGATGTATTGCTGATAAGTCCGTTGGCATAGATGACGTGAAGCGTGCCGCCCGGGTCAAAGGCAATATCGGGAATGATGCTGGAGTGGCTGGTGTCCGGGCTTTGATAGACCAAGAAATCGGCTTGCGCCGTCGTGCGGTTGAACGGCAGATTTCCTGACGTGATGACGTTGGCGCCGGAGACATCAACGAATGATCCGTTCGTTGTGTTGTAGCAACCATAATAGGCATCGTTGATGTAAACGTCTGGATTAGGCGCAAAGGTAAAGGCAAAGCAGATATTGGTGCCGCGAACGACGGCATTGCCTAGCCAGCCGAAGCCGCTGAAATTAGTGATCTGTACCGCAGTCCACGAACTGACGCCGCCGCCGGAAGCTGCCGTGCCACTGACAAATGAAACATCGTTCGAACTTGCGCCGCCCTGGGTGAACACATAGAGCGTGCTGCCGACCAGGACCGGATTGGCCTGCGTGAAATTGATGGTGCTGATGTCGGAGCCGGCGGTCCAGGCCGATGGGTCGTGAACATTGGTACTGTACGAGTATTTGATCGCGCTGTTGTGCGCACCGAAGAAGATATTCGCTCTCCCGTACTGGTCGAGCGCCATGCCCGGCGCACCGTGGCTGTCGGTGTTCGGATTGGTGGCGACAATGTAGCCGCCGGCTTCCACCGAAGCGCCGCTGTTCGGACAGCCCGTGGCCGGCGACGAACCAAAGCCGGGACACCACAATCCTTTTTGATGATAGTAAGCAGCGACATATATCCGTCGAGTCGAGCCATCCGGCGATCCGGCCCATGATACCCAAGTAGCAAAAGTTGTACTATCGTAGAACGATTCTGCCCATTGTCCAGTAACAGCGTGGCTATCGCCGTTAGTCGCAAGCGGGCCAGGACCGGAAGGAAGAGAAGCAAAGCTCGCGCTGGTGCCAACGCCGGTCTGCGCGAGTTGCGCTTCGGCTGGCGCCGAAAAGAGAAGAAGGGTTAAGAGAAGAAACTTAAAACTGCGCATAGCTCAGCGAACCCGGCATGCCCACGGATTGGGAAGTAACAGCACAGAGCGCGTTGCCAGCAGGGACAACCCAGACGACTCCAGAGCCATTGCCAAGGGTGAAGCCAACCTGCGCGGTTAGGTTGTAGTTACCAGTGATATTGCCTTGGCCGGTCGCGCAGTTGGAGCCGGTGCCGTAGACGAATTGGATATTCCCAGTGCCTACGGCAATGACCGAGACGGAGGTGACGTAGATGCTCTGGCCGGATTTCAACGCGACAAGTTGGGTCGTTGTTGCAGTGGAGATGGTTATCGGGACCGAGGCTTGAGTGAGCGGGATTACCGGCTGCGCGCTTGCTGGCCCGATTAGTAGAGCGAGAAGAAGGAAGAGGGCTATTCTCCAGGCCATTTGCTTTCGCTCCTAAGTCGAAGGATTTGGTTGAACGGGTAGATGACCGCGCCCCACTGGACTAATCGCCGATCGTGATGCTGCCAGCCATACCAGGAGACGTGATCGCCAGCTTCGGCTAAGATAGCGAGAGAGGTCATAGTCAGCACTAGCACAGCCTGCAATAAGACCCCCGGCCAGCGCCGTGATGGGGTTGTGCAGGGGGATGGAGAAGAACCCGAGAAGAAGGAAGGAGACATAGGCGGGGTACTCCATGCTGCGCACATTGCGCAGAGGAAGGGCCAAGAGCAGGAGCAGAGGCAATGCCCCGAGGCCATATTGGTAGACCCAATCGAGGTATTCGTTGTGCGCGTATTCGGGAAAGTAGACGGTGCGGTTGTAGAGGAACGCGATACGATCGACTGCATCTACGCCGTGGCCCCACCAGAAGAGGTGGGAGGCGAGGGTTTTCCAAAGCAGCCAGCGCATTGGATCGGCGAAGGTGCTGCGCTGCGCGATGCCGAAATCACGGACGAGCCAAGCCAAAGGCACGAGTAGGAGCAGGGCCAACGCAGGCCAACGGTATCGCTGCCAGAGCCAGACGAGGAAGAAGGCAAATAGCGCGACTAGCCCAGCGCGTTCGTGGGGAAGGATCAGGCCAGGGAGGAGAAGGGGAATATAGCGCCAACGCTGGTAGGTGGCGAGAAGGGCGATTGTCAGCGCGATGGAGTTGGAGAGGGTAAGGGGATTGTAGACCAGCCCCGCTGGGCGGTTCACGTCATAGGCGAGGATTTCATGCCAGCCGAGGTATTGTGGGATTGTGAGAAGGGAGGAGAGAGTTAGCCCGATTGCGAAGCCAATCGCGACTTTCTCCAACGTGAACTGCCTAGCCCCGGCCCAGAAGGCGAGGAGGAAGATCGAGAGTTGCCAAAGCAGATCGACGGAGAGGATTGGGGCTTCGGCCCAGAACAAGGAGGCGCAAGCGTAAGCCCAGAAGGAAAGGAAGAGGATGACCTGGGGCCAAGTGAGAACTCGTTCCCAGATCATCCAAGGGAGAGTGATAGAAAGGAGGGCCCACCCAGGATGGATCACTGCCCCGGTTATCTCGGGGATGTAGATGATCGTGACTAGGAAGGCCAGCCAGTGCATTTAGCGAACTCGTCGGCAGCCGAGGACACCGAAGGCGGTGTCGGTTGAAGTGAGGAAGGTGTCTGCAACAACGAGGTAGACGGTGGTCGTGCCCGACGCGGAGATTCTGGTCGGGGTGATCTTCGTATCGTAGGCCGTGCCCGCTGCGAACGCCGAGAGGTTGGAGAAGCCGAGAGCGAGGGCGCCTTCTGTGCCTTCAGTCGCGAAGGTTAGTGAGGTGGTGCCAATGCTCTGCGACATACGCGAGACGGTAGTGGTCGCGCCGAGAGTCCGGGCAATAGTCGCGCGGCAGTCCCAGTCGCCGCCGGTTAGGGACAGCGAGAGGAGGTTGGTGACGGTCGCGGTGGTGAGTGCAAGGCCCTGGCCGGAAGTCAGCGAGGTGGATTGGAATTCGCCGACGAAGCCAGCTTGGGCGTTGTCGTTGGTGGTGGTTCCCATAAGCTGGCCCGGGCCATAGATACGCGCGGTCCACTGTGAGCCAGAGACGGGATAGAGAGTGACGGTGCCGTAGGTAGAGCAGAAGGAGATCGACGCGCCACCGTTGACGGTTTCACCCGAGGCCGCGGCGATGGTCATGCAGGAGTTGCTGCCACCGACGTTGCCGAAGGAGTCGAGGACTTCCAACGCGGCCGAAGAGCCAGCAAGGATTTGCGGGCCTTGCGAGCCTTGACCGATCATGGTCCCTCCCGCCGAGGGGAGGGTTAGGGTTCGGGTCGAGGAGAAGGCAACGATGGGGATGATGCGAATGTCGTTGATCGTCGCAGTGTAGTTCGCATTTCCCATTCCAGTGTAGGAGTCAACTGCGAAGGCAGAGCCTGATAGCGCAGCCAACCCCAGTAGAGCGAGAAGAAGTTTCCTCATTGTGCAAGCTCCGTCCATTTGAAGGAAACGTTTACCAATCCCGAGGAGGGAGAGGTGGAGTTGAGGTTGACACAGATTTGCTGCGCCGCAGAACGTAGGAGCGGTGCCTGCATGAAGTTGCGTTCGTTGTACTCGAACAAGGTGTAGGGAGCGACGGCGCCGTTAGTGCCATCGGTTTTGGACAGGATAAGATCGCCGATGTCGATGATGCCAGGAGAGGAATCAGCAATGGTCGGGTTGGCTGTCCAAGCGGTGGTAGTCGCGGTCGCAGCGGCGTTGGAGGAATCCAGCGCGTAGGGGACCGGAAGAGCAGTCCCGGTCGCTGGAGTCCCGCCGGTGTTGACCGAGGCGTGCTTGGTGATCACTACCGGGACGATGATTTGCGTTCCGGCAGTGCCGCTTACGCGGATGGTTTGGATGCGAACAACCTTCGTCGCTGAGCCGGTGATGCAGGCAACGTCCGTCGCGGTTGAGGCAGGGACGATGCCGATTCCGGTTGCGGCGAAGCTAGGTGCGGTCGGTTCGAGGAGGCAGGAGACGCCCGGTGCGGGGACGAAGTTAACGCCGCCGCAGGGAGTCTGGGCTGCCGCGCCGACTACTCCAGAGAGGAGTAGGGCGAGGGATAGGAGAAGTCGTTTCATTGGCTCCTCCTTAGTTCGCCACAGTGATGCCCGGCGGATAGCCGGATAGGACTGCGTTGGAGATTTCGGGTTGGTCGAAGCGATCGAGGACGAGGAGGCTTTCGACAACCCCAGCAGTCACAGTAGCCGCGCCAATAACGTAGGTCAGGCGGAGGAAACGTGGGTAGGTCACGCCGGCTGGAGGCCGAGGCATGTCTTGATCCATAAGCCGCGCGCCTGCGATCAAGGCCGTAAGCGCGTAGGCTTGGGTAGAGGCGAAGGTGGACCAAGTGCCAGGAGCGCCAGAGCCGTTGTCGGGCGCGCCTTGGAGGTTGACGGTGAGCGTCGGCGAGCCAGCGGAGGTGAAGGTCGTGGTCACGAGGACCATGATCTTCATTGCCGGATCGTCGCCGATTCCGATATCTCGGGCGCCTTGGTTTGCAGATAGGACGGGAAGGCCGCCGTTGATGATGTGGAGGTCGATGACGTTGGTGGAGTTGTAAGTCCCGGCGATCTGCGCGAGGTTGTTCGCCGCGTCGAATTGGAGTAGTGAGTCTAGAATCATGATGCTAGCTCCATAGTGTTGAGGACAGCAAAGTTGCCCTGCAAATCTCTTGCAGCAGCATCCCTTGCAGCTATGGCTTCCTCGAAGTCGTTGAACAAGCCTATATGAACGTGGTTTACTTGAACTTGCCACTTACCACGCTGCTCGTTCCAGCGAACACCGATCGCCCCAGATTTGTTATCAGATCGAATAGCTCGATTCTGAGTATTACCGGTTCGATCAGATTCTCGAAGATTAGCCCACCTGTCATTTCCTGGATCACGATCTATGTGATCCACTTCGTCCTTAGGCATCTCTCCAGTCATGTAGAGAAATGCAAGTCTTGAACAGATATAGGTCTTGCAGTCTACTTTGATTCGCCTATATCCGTAAGCGTCGATCCAACCAGCTTCCTTACGCCTAAAACTGGCTCGTGGGCAATTCAACCAAGTCCACTGCCCAGTTTCAGGATCGTACGATAGAAGCTGTTTAAGACGCTCTTGAGTTAGCATCAGATTGCGGCCTCGTTATTTAACACCGCGTCGCAAGTTCTGACTGGTAAGCCCCTAAATGTCGTAATAGGCTTACCATCAAATTCCTCGATTCTAAGGAGGACATTAGTTTTGTTCATGGCCTGTAGGTCTAGATACGTCCGAATCACGCGGTTGCAGTAGATCACCGAGCGACCCATGTTGGCACGGACTTCGGGAGTGTCCGAGGTCTGAATGGTGCCGGCCGAGACGGGTTGGGTCGGGAGGCGATAGATCGCGCGGACGATCAGGTTGATGAGATTGGCCGCGGAGACGCCGGTGAGTTGGGTGATGTCGATGTTCGCGATGCGGACGATGTAGCGCCAATCGCGAAGGACATAGCCGATTTCCCATTTGAAGTGGTCGCGGTAGGCTTGGTAGGTATTTCCGCTACTGTCCGTGACCGGCCACTCGCCCATGTCCCGATGTTGGAGTCCGGTGATCTTTCCTTTCGGGAAGGTCGCGTGGGCGGTGTCGTCGCCCCAGACGTGGACCCAGATTGAGGTGTTGGTTGAGGCAGCACCGCCGCCTGAGAGGACGTTGTTGGCGGTCTGCGAGTTGGCGGTGTTGGAAGTCGAGTAGCGCGGCGCCAGCCCGGTAAAGCGTTCCGGGTTGACGAACTGGTTGCCGTAGATCAACGTCGCAGCGACCTGTTGGCTCATGCCTTCGAGGAAGGCCTTCACTTCCGAAAGCCGGAACTCCGCGGTATTCCCGTTCAGGTCCGCGATATCCTTGTCAATCACCGAGTAGGTTTCGAGATTGCCGCAGGTATCGACGATCTGCGCGGTGGTTGACTTTGCGTTCGGCACGCCTTGGTTCAGCAAGCGCCAAGTGGCTTGCGGGAGGCCGGTCCGAACGGTGGTCTTGTGACCAGTTGGGAGATTGCCCTCGACGACCATCATGTCTTCGAGAATCTCATTTGTTTGGGAAAGCAACTCGATGATCCGGGCGACTTTGTACCCGTCATCGAGGCGCTTAGCCCAGTCGGCGTAGGTTAAGGCGGTATTGCCTAGCGTAGCCATTTAGAGGGCTCCTGTTGCGTGGTTCTCTGTCATTGGCCTGACTTGAGATGTGGGTACATGGCCTGCGCGGCGGAGGGGGTAGTGACGGTTCCGGACTTGGATTGACCAGCCTCGGACGGTCCTTTCCCTGCGACGTGAGAGCCCTCGGTCAGAAGCTTAGCAGCATGGTTGATAACGCGGATGAAGGCTGGGTGGTTGCCCGCTCCGGTTAGGTCCATGATCTTGCGAAAGTCCGAGGCCAGTTGAGCATCGCCGAGATTGTCGAGGAACTTGGCGATGCGGACGTTGACTTCCTGCCCAGGGCCGAGCTTACCGCGGAGGTCCGGGTGGTCTTGGGCTTCCTTGGCCCAGCCTTCGGTTAGCTCTTGGTAGGCTTTGAACGGCGCGTTGTGCGCTTCAAGGACATTTTTGGTGTACATGTCCATGAGCTTCTGAGCGCCGTCCTGGGACAGGTTGAGTTCTTTGAAAACGGTGTCGGCTTCCTTCTTCGCGTCGGGGTCTAGCGACCAGCCGTCGGGCATTTTGTAGTCGGAATAGGTTTCGGGAGCGCCGGTGAGTGGCTTCGCCTCTTCTTTCTTGCCTTCCTCTTTCTTCTCCTCTGGCTTCGGCGCTTCCTTCGGCGCTTCCTTTTGGTTGAGGAGGGAGGGCTTCTCAGTCTGCGTCTGCTGCTGACTCTGCTCCTGGTTCGTACTCTGATTCGACTGATCCACTATCGTGCCCGTTGAATCCCGATTCACTCCGCTCAGGTCCGGGGTTGTTGCTTCGTTCGTTTGATCGCTCATTGGCTAGGTCCTTATCTTGCGCCTCGCGCATCATTTGGATGTATTGATCAGGGGCGAATCGGATTACCTCTGCGAGGAGTTGGAGGCCGATGTTCTGCTCGCCACAGGCGAAATCCGTTGTGGATCGATCACCAGTGAACGGAGTTTGGAAGACATGGCACCGGAGCAGGAAGTCGTGGACATAAGCGCGGCCTGACGGGGAAGACATAAGGGAGAGGATGACCTCGCCCCTGGCGTTGTCGGCGATCTTGGCGGCTTTCGCGGCGCGTCGGAGGTGGCGGGTGTCGGAGGCATTGAAGGTACTCACCAGTCCACCTTCTTTAGAAAGTCTTTATGGGCATTGTCATTGAGGTCAGTTTGTGTATTAGCAAACTCTTCCAGCTTTTTAATTACAATATTCTTAATCGCAGCCGAAGGATCAATGTCAGGATACATCTTGCTAAGCCAATAGGACCAACACTCGTTGAGATTAATCAAGATAAAGCTATCGCGCATTGGCCCATTGGAATCGATAGTTAAGGAAAAGCCCATTTTGTTCCATTTGGTTTGATCGCTCATGCTTGCCCCGTTAATCTGGTGAGGAGGTTACCACCGCCGCCGACGTTGGCTTCGGAGAGGGACTTTGCGCCTGCGGCGAGCTTGTTGGCGACTTCGGCCTTTTGGGCCATCGCGGCGTCTTGTTGTTGTTGAGCCTGAGCTTGACGCATCGCAACGAGTTGCTGCGGTGAGCGGATCAGCTTCGGGTCGTTATTCAACAAGTAGCCAATCTTCTCCAAGCCATAGTCGAAGTCCACATTGTCAGAGGAGCCAGGGACGACTCCTGCGAACTGCGCGGCAAGAGTCATCATTCGCTCAACGCTCGATGCTTGGTTTGCATTCTGCGCTAACTCGATCATCGAGGTGAACTCGACGTTGAGGTGCATCCCTTGGATTTCGGCGGGGGCCTTCGGCAGGATGCCAGCACGAGAGGCGATGCCGAAGACGCGATCCATGATCGGCGCGAAAGCTTCGTGGTTCAGCCGTTCGAGGACCGGGCCGAGCATGAGCATGGCTTCGGCCCGGCGGGCGTCGATTTCGGTTGCGGTCACATTCGATCTGGTCTCGAATTGCGAGATGACTTGGAAGAGGTTGACGTAGAAGGTGTCCTTGATTCGGTTCTGGACTGTGCCGATCTGCTCCATCATCTCCTTGACTTCGGGATTGACGATGTACGCTGGCGCGAAACCGGTTCGGCCGGTCGTGGTCAGGCCGGAGATGTAAGTAACGCCGCCGGGGAGGAGCGAGGCGGGTTGGTTCTTGAGTTGGATATCAGCGATCATCGGAGGGTTGACCATTTTGTCAATACCCTGCGAAAGGCGCTTGGTTTCTAGTTGCAACTGCTTGATATCGGGAAGAGCATCCATCCCCGGCGATCGGCCGTAAGCGTCATTTGACACGAGGTCCCATCGGCAAATAACTGCGGGAGACTCGTGAAAACCTCGCTTACGGAGAAGGCCAGGGGAGTAGGACGACCCTCCCTGAGGACTAGCAGACCCGCCCCATTCCCAATAACACTCGCGGTATGCGAAGGATTCGGGGATTCCATATTTCCTCCCGTCGAGGTTGGGTTCGACCATGTGGGCGACGACGAGTTCGCGGGTGAGGGAGGTTCCGCCTTGCGCCCAGAGCGAGGCGGAGGAAGGGGAAAGGTTCTCGACGCCGAACTCGTCAGCGGCTTGGGAGATGGTGTTGGTGAACTCGCGACAGAAGACGACGGGGCGGTACTTGCCGTTGTTGTCAACGTAGTACTCGCCGAGGCAGGGGTTGTAGCAGCAGATGACGTTGTCGTAGTCTTCGTAGATCAGCATGACGGCGGTGCCGAAGACGACGAGGTCGAAGTAGAAGATCGCGAGGGCGTCGTAGAAGTTGCTTTCCAGCAAGATTAGATTGATGATCCGCTCAACCTCAGCCAGCCAAAGGGAGACGGGAGAGGTCTGGGTAGAGTCGATGCGATTGATCTTGTAGCGGAACCAGCGCTTGGTTGGGTCGGAGCAGCCCATCATCATGCCAGCGGCGAGGTTCCGAGCGGCGAGGGTTCCTGTGGAGTCGAGGATGTGTTGGTTGATCGGCGAGCCGCGGGCCATCTGGTTTGGAGTTATCAGCCACTTGTAGCGGCGGGGGAGGATGTAGTCGGCCAGTTCTCTCCAATGAACCCAGAAACTGAAACGGTTTACTCTCAAGCCAATTAATCTGGACTCGGCAGCTTTACGAAAAGCAACGTCAGGAGAGTTGTAGTAATCCGGCGCCTTGCGCTGTGTCGCAGCTTTGACGGCTTTCGCTGCCCGCTTATCGAGCGCGGGGAAGGCAACGGCGACGCCTCCGGCTCCGGATTGTTCAGGCATCCTTCGGCTCCGGAGGTGGGGGCTTCTTGAGCTTTCCCTGCTGATGCATCGTCGCAAGGGCCATTAGGAGGTCGGTTTCGGAGACATCAGGGGCCTGTGCGAGGCCGGAGGGGGATTTGGAGAAGGGAACGATCATTGGCCGAGAAGGGTCTTACCCCCGGTGTTAGAGGGAGAGGCGAAGAGCGTAGCAGCGAGCGAGGTTGGCTGAGAGGACTTGGCTTGAGGCTTTTGCCCCTGCGTCGGCGCCCCGAACATCGGCGGGGGAGTTGGCGCGGTTGGGAGGACTGGTGCGGCGGGTTGGGGGAGGGAGAGGCTCATTACCAATTCCAATCATCTTCATCGAGCGCCCGACGCTGGGAAGGGGTAAGGCCCCAATACCAGATGTTGCAGTGGATCACGAAGACAATGATCGCGGCCATGAACATTGCGGAGAGGAGGTTGGTCATGCCGCGAATTCCTCAATCGGTATATGCCGAATAAGGTCTGGTATGTCCTCACCAATCTTAACAAAGCCCGTTCCAAACAGGACCATATCCTCGTAGGCTTTCCAAGACTCGCGCCTAACGATACGAAGCTGGCGATACCACAAGTACCAGAAAGCTCGCACCGAAGTGGAATGGCGTCTGCGTCTCATGCCGCGAGTTCCTTCTCAAACGCGGAGACAGGATCGTATTCGTGTTCGACGAGGGGCTTGCGGAGATGCTCGCCGCCTGCTTGGTCGTGCGGGGCAAGGGCATGGGCGAAGGTGAGGACAAAGGCGTCGATGTCGTCAAGTTCGAGATCGGGATCGAGCTTGAGCATGTCCTCCTTTGAGATCAGCTGAATCTCGTCCCGCTTGTTGAGCGTGTACTTGATCGCGGCGAACTGCTTGAGCAGCGCCGGGTCGTTGGGGATGCAGCCGGTCTTGAGCCACGCGCGAGCAGCGCCGTACATACCGGAGCGCTTGTTGGCGTAGCGTTCGCCTTGAGAGCCCCAGGTGGTGTGGGGAGTGTCGTCCTTTGCGCCGAATTGGACTTCGTAGCAAAACAACGCTTTGGCCCGGACGTTGTCAACGACGCCACCGCCGACGCCACCGCCGTCGATCATTATTCCGTCGGCATGATAGGCGAAGTTGGCTTCAAATACACGGTCAGCCAACTGTACTGTGCTAAGACCTTGAAATCGCTGGCGTTCGTAAGTACGAGCATCTCTTCCCTTTCGAGGGTAGATGACTGAGGAGTTCTTTCCGTAACGTGCCACATCGACGCCCAATGCGAGTGGATCAGTGATCCCTGAGATCGCCTCTCGATTAGCTGCGGCTTGGACATCCTCATTTGAGAAGAACTCCATCTCGCCGACGCGCGGGAACATTCCATAAACGCGGATGCGAACGAAGTCCGAGTCATCCCCGTAGGCTTTGATCCAGCGGTCGATTTGCTCTTTGTTGGTGAAGGAGACGGTTCGAGAATCGACTTGCTTGCAATTCCAGAATTCGTGGAATTGCCCGCCGTCGAAGCATTCTTTGAACCGGCCGATGTTGCGGGTGGGGTTGCCGAAGACGGCCCAGATGATCTGAGTATCGGCGTCGGTTAGCGCGCCCTCGGCGGTTTCCCAGATCATGTCAGGGATGGCGGAGGCTTCGTCGAACACGAGGAGGATTCGTTTGCCTTGGTTGTGAAGGCCCGCGAAGGCTTCTGTGTTCCGCTCGGACCAAGGCACCATGTCCACGCGCCAAGTGCGTTCGTGGTCGGGGTGGAAGTAGGCGGTGGCGGTGAGTTTGAAGATGTCCTTGGTGATCGACATGTTGTGCCAACGGCCGAGTTCGACCCAGGTCTTCGTCTTCAATTGGGTTTCGGTGTTGGCGGTCACGACTCCAATGGTATCGGGCCGGGTGTCGGTTGCCCATTTGATGAGCATCGCGACGAGCGCGGATTTGCCTACGCCGTGACCAGAGGCGGTGGCGATCTGGATTGCGCGGTGGAGTGAGACGCCCAAAGCGAGGAGATCGCGGATTAGTTCTAGGCGCTGGCGCTGCCACGGCTCTGGGCCGGAGAAGTTGGCAAGGCGGGTTGTTGGCTCGCCCCAAGGGAACGCGCCCATGACGTAGGCCAGTGGGTCATTGCTGACGCTGGCGAGCCATTCGATTAATCGTTCGTCCAAAGGCGTTTCCCCAAAAAGTAGGGGTGGCGGAGCGCGATTTGGCTGGGAGGCTTAGCCACGCTGCACACCACCCCCTCCCCCAGGAGTCGAGGGTTACGCGACTTTACGACGCTTTAGGACTTGGGCAAAGGCCCGACGCGGTTGCTCGTACGGCATAGGCTGCCGAGCAGGTTCGGCATCTGGGCGGACGATGACCTGCTCGGCACGAGGCGCGGGTAAGGCTGAGGGCGATACTTGCGCCTCGATGGTCTTCGACCGTTCAATCGCGCGGTCGAGTTTGTCGGCAAAGTTCACGTTCACGTCGATTCGTTGGTTCTTGCCGTAGCCGAAGCGATCCGCGCGGCCCTGCGAGATTCGGTCGAGGGTCATCAGCGGGATCGGCTCGTCGTTCTCCTCCGCGGCTTCGAGGCGCTCGGCGATTTGCGCTTCGGCGCGGATCATATTCGACATGCCGAGGTCGAGGTAGGAGTCCATATTCTCCTCCCACTTGTCCTCGATCCGCTTGGTGTAGTATGCGATGAGTTCTTGGAAAGTTGGGTCGGCCATTAGAAGCGAGAGCGAGCGTTGGCTCCGGCCGGTGCGTTGGCGAATCATCGACGGAGTCATCCCAGCCGCGAGCATCCGCGCCACTGCATGGTGGGATTCGCGGAACTGCGCTACGATATCACGCGCTTGCTCGGAGTCCATCGTCTAGCGTAATCCTTCGCCGCTTAAGCGGCTTTGGTGCCATCTTCTCGCGCTCTGCACGAACGCGGGCAGTAAGCTCGACCAGACCAGGGATTTCGCTCAACGACAGCCGAGGGAGCTGCGGATCGTTGATGTACCGTCGATTGCGATACTTCGTATTGTGCTGGGGCTGATAACGCTGAATCAACTCCAGCTCCTCCCGATCAAGATCATCAACCGGAACAAACCTCACCAGCACCCGATCGAATTCAAAAATCCCGTACCGCGAAGGCTGAACCGTTCGGCGCTTGACGCGGTGATTTCGCATGTCGTTGAAATGCTCCGACACGCGGCGGTAGATATTCACGCTCTGCCCGACGTAGACAACCTTCCCCCGATTCAGCAGCAGATAAACCGCGCTGATTATGTTGGTTCGAGCAATCTCCTCGAAGCCCTGATATTCCTCCATGGTGCTAGTATAGCACAGATGCAACTTCGGCGCAAGCGCGATCTACCGCTCCGCGCAAGGCCAGGCCGAATTCATCAATATGGCTTTGGGCCTAAGCCCGACCACCCTTTCTTATTCCGCGAATGCGGAAGTAGATTTTGATGGATATGGTTTAATCGATTTTGCACAAAATTTGCGCAGCACCATTGGCTGGCTCGGCGCTAGCGATTTTGGGGGTGGGGGTGGCCGAAGGGCAACAGTTGCAGAAAGGTCGCGCTGTTGCGGCTGCGCCACTGTTGCTGCGCGGCCACACGTTGCGCCAGGGCAACAGAGGCAAAGAGCGGGCCAAGGAGGGTTGCGTGAGGCGCATAGCTGTTTTGCGATTTGCGAATTCGCTCTGCCTTGCTTTAGCCACAATCGAGGCGCAGGGTTGCGGGCGTCAAACAGCAAGGCGGCGAGGCCGCAGAAGGAGATTGACAGATGAAGCAAGGGAAAGATGGCTGGCTGGAATTGTCGCAGGACGACATGCAGTCGGAGACAGCGGCGGCATATGAGGCATACAAGCTCGCCTACAGACACGCCCAATCGCTCAAGGCGGAGTATGAGCGGGCGATGCTGGCGCAAGCGGGATTGCCAGAGGGGAAGGCGTTGGTGTTTGGATATAACTTCGGCAAGGCGAGTATCAAGGTCGTTGAGGCGAGTGAGCGGAAGGCAAAGGCACAGGCTAAGCCGCAGCTATCGCTGAAGGAATTCTTGGCGCAAGCGGAAGCCAATGGCACGCGGTCATGACACAAATCGTCAGACAATGGTTAATCGGGCCGCATAAGCGGTTTCGGCTAACCAAATTCAGAACGCGGTTCGATACAATCGAATGGTTCGCGTTCGACGCTGCAGATATTACGGATGATGAAGTGCGTAAAGGCAAGCTTATCGAACCGTTTGCACAAGGCGACTTCAATGCCGTAGCGCAAGCGATCAGGCGACGGCAGGAGGCTAGGCCATGACGCCAGACACATACAGCGACGGCGCAATGCTAGCGGTGTTGGTGGTTTGGCTTGGGCTTTGCGTTATTGTGGTGGTTTGGCAATAGCCGCGAGCGGCGGACAGAGGCAAGGGGCCAGGGCGCAAATGCTCTGGCCCCTTGGCTTTTAGAATGGCCCGCAATCGGCCGCAGAGCGGCAAGGGTGAGGGGAACGCGAGCGGCAGCTACCCCTACAGCGGGCCAAGGCAAGGCCACTCAGCGGCCACGCCAAGCGATTGTGCAATGCAGCGGCCATGGTGCAGTGCAGCATCACGAAAACGTGATCGGTTATCACGAAATCGTGATTGGCAAGTGATGGCCGGGTGTGGTAGATTGGCAGGGTGGCGAGGATCAATCGCTGCCTCATAGCTGACCTGGGAATGGACACCGCAGCGATGCGGACAACCGGGGCTGGCGCCAAAAGGCGTTGGTCAATAGGGATGGCACAGCCGTGCGCAGGCGACTACCTGCGTGTTGCTGTGCAATCCCGCACGAAACGGAGAAATCAATGACACAGGTTTGGATGGTTAGAAACAGCGACACAGACATCCATCTGTTCAATCGGTTCGAGCACTTGGAACCTAGCGTAGCAACCTCATACAGTCGTTGCAAAGACGTTAGCATCAAATATAAGCATGATGGAATGGGAAACATCACGTTTACCATTACCGGACTGCGAGGTGAAAGCGGGTTTGAAGCGCCGTTTGAGGAGACAATAGTAGCCAAGCGTTATCCGGTGTGGACAGAACCGTGCCATCTGTGACTCCACAATAGGAGAAAAGCGGAATGGACGACATTCTTGTCGAAGCAAAGACGGAAGGGAATGACTACATTCTCATTCCGATCACCAAGTCAAAAGCAAACATCGAAGTTTGCGTTGACGATCTCCCGGCGGAGGTTTACCGGGAGGTGCTGGTGCAGGGGCTCAAGGTCCTCTTGAACCGTGGCATGGGAGAGATCAAGACCACGGGGCTGAAGGACAAGGAGCTTGCGACCGCGCAGAAGATTGCAATGGACAAGGCGGAGGAGAACCTAGAACGGGTCTACTCCGGCAAAATCCGGCGCAGCGCAGCGAGCAAGGCCAAGGGGCTTAGCCGAGAGGTTAAGACTGAGGCGATGCGGCTGGCGCGGGCCTTGATTAAGGACGCGATCAAGCGGGGAGGGGGCAAAATCTCCCACTATCCCGCGAAGGAAATCACTGCGCTTGCTGCAGAGTACTTGGAAGGCGAAGGGGGCAAGGTCCTCGTCGCGACCGCAGAAGCGAATGTGAACAAGCTCAAGGAGGAAGAGAAGAGCATCAAGATCGACGTGAGTTCGATCAAGGCCGACCCGGAGCTTGTGAAGAAGGCGGAAGCCAAGGCGAAGGCCAAGGCGAAGCCGGGGGTGACGCCGAAGGCGAAGCCGCAAGCGGCGCCGCAGCACGCAGCGCACTAACGGGAGCGGGAGTCTCCCACCATCGGGCAGCAATGAGCAACGGACAGGTCGACTATAGACCACGAAGGCTCAGGATGCCCGATGGATTTCTCTAAAGGGAGGGGGCAATGAGGCTCCCTCCCGATTAGTTTAACCCAGGAGCGAAGATGGCAGATCAGTACAAGGTCGTCTCTACGGTCAAGTGTGGAGAGATCGGCGAAATGCTCGATCAGCTCTACAAAATGAAAGAGGAAGACCCACGAGGCGAAAGCGTTGGCGAGGTTGTAGCTGTCCACATCGAAAACAAGTTCGTTCAGCTAGAGCTTCGCGAGTTCGAAGACGGCACACGCGAAGTTGCGTTGTCGGGAATTTAACGTTTAACCCAGGAGCGAAGACAATGGACGGAAACACGGCTACGATTAGCCCCGTCGTTAGCGAGGAGCAGATGAGATCGGTTGCGGAGACTTTCGAGAGAATGCGCGATGCAATCATCAACTCTAGCAAGCTGGCGGAGGAGGTCGCAGAGCTTCGAGTGAGCGTCGAGGGGTTACGGCAGGAAGTGGAGAAAGCGAGATCGACTAATCGCTGGCTTGATGAGCAGGTTACTCAGCTTCGGCAGGCTCGCGATCTGGTCTTTGCTGAACGCAACAAGGCGCAGGCTGATCTTATCGAGATGACTGCGGATCGGGATCGGTTGCAACGTCATGCCGACAATCAACGAGCGGAACTTGAGCGGCTCAATCGCGAGCTAAGCGAAAGCAAGCGGCTAAGAGACGACGCGGAGTTGAGAGTGATGGAATTGGAGGAGCAGAATGCGCAGTTGAAGGAGAGTTGGGAGAAGGCGCAAGCCATCTTCTGTCCTCCAACGTTGAGCCAGGGGACAGAGGCTGCCCCTGATCCCTCTACGGACTGGCGCGATCCCGTCCCCTCTTCAACCCCTTACTGAACCCCTTGGCTCCCGTCGCAAATGGCGGGGGCCAACTTCAACGAGGAGCGGAGTAATGACGCGCGAAGAAGCACTAAAAGAACTTGCTATCTGCATTGATAGCACGGACATAGAAGTAGCTCACGCCACTGCCGACCGCGTTTTGGCGGAGCTATTAATCGACCTAGGCTATCAGGATGTAGTTGAAGCTTGGGAGAAGGTGGACAAATGGTACGCCTAGACTGGCTGCCATCGTGGCCTCTTATTCATCTTATCTCCTCTTAACTGTCCTTATTTTCCTAATTT